CTTTTTCATCAATTATTTGCCATAACCAACATTTATAAATTGCATAAGAATCTTTGTCTTTTATAACTTTAAATTTATTCATTATTTAGTCCTCCCAAGGTTGTAGGTGTAATGTTAAGTTCCAATAAGCATTACAGAAATGTTTGTTATCCCATATTTCAGTTCCCATAATATGGTCTTTAATCATTCTGTCTATTTCTTCTCTAAGAGTTTGAGGTAACTCCATTTGGAACTGACGGTAAAGTTTTTTCTTACCTCTTCTCTTTATTATTTTCATTTACTTAGCCTCCTTGCTTTCTTCATCATTAAAGATTTGATTGAATAA